ACAAAAATATTCAAAAATGTTTAGATTGTAAAATTGAATTATCAAAAATGAGTTTCTACAAAATATTATTTTATAGATATTCATCTAAAAAATATACGTGTGTGTAGCTTGATACAACAAAAATTCCATTCATGTTTTCATCACATAATTTCATGATGTCATACATAGGATAACTATTGATATATCGATTAAAACCTTTCAAAAATGTGATTATTGGTAATCCTCCACTTAAGTGGTTTGTTATACCTGATTCTATAATAAGAATATTGTACTTATATTGTGGCTTCATAACTCTATGAAGATAACATATAAGGCTTTCGGTAAATAACCTTTCAGGTGGATTGAACCTCTTTTTTCTTTCACGATGTTCTTTTCTACAGTTTGGACATGTATTATGATTTTGGGTAAACCATCGTTGAATACATGTTTTACAAAAAACGTGTCTGCATTTCAATGTTTTCTTGTTTGGATGTTTGATTACACCCATACAAATAGAACATTCAAGCGGTTCACTCTTTTTAATCTTTAAACAGATTTTTTTAGTTGATTTTTTGGCTTTGGCTTTTCTTGATACAGAAGATGTATTATTTTCTGAATTATTTGAGGTGTCGCCTTGAAAGTCGCCTTCTAAGTCACCTTGTACAGTGTCCTGTAAGTCGCCTTGAAAGTCGCCTTGACAAAAGTTTATGATCGATAAAGAACCGTTTGACATCTTTTTTGTTTAAAAGTATAAAAAAATACATGAAATATAAAAGAGATTTTTAATATTTTTATGTATAAAGGTATTTATTAAAAAATAACTATCAATTTTTATAATTTTTAAATAAATTTAGTTATCAATTTAATTTTATATAAAAAATAGAGTAATATTATAATATATTATGAAAAAAGAATATTATTTATTAGCATTAACAAAGAATATATTTAGAAACTGTTGGCAACATCCATTCATATGTATGATTATTCCATTTTATCCATGTTTGATATATAACGAATTATTTGTAAAGTCCGCAACTAAAGATAATTTTGTAGAAAATAAATTACCGTATTGTTTTTCATATGATTCTTCAATTTATACTTCTTATAATACTTTAATACCAGATATATATGATGGTCATAATTATAATAAAATTAATAATATAAACGACGAAATAATAAAGGATGATTGGATATATATTGGAAATGATTATTTTTTAGTTCCGTCTGATTAAAAAGCCGTAACTATTACAATATATTATTATGAATCATGTGAATCGTAATCATCAATACTATCTACAGTACAACCCCAACATGGTATACTATCTTTTTTAATATATTTATTAAAATCTGGGTGGTCTTCGATATTAAATTGAGAAGGAGAACAATAATCTAATGGGTCTTCAAAATATCTTCTAAATTCAGCACATTTAGAGTCATCTTTATATTTAGGATCCCAACAGATACATTTATCATCTAATTCATAATTTAATTGACAATAATTAGAAACGATTTTTTTACATGGCTTTCTAAGATTTAAATGATGATAATCATCAACATCCCAATTTACACTTGCACATGCGCTTACATGACAAGGATTCAATTCATTTACAACATATGGACATGTATTATTATAAGGATGTCCTCCGCTTGGAATCAATATATCTGGAATACTACATTTGGGAAAATTTATATGATAAAGTCGGCGTGCCCTTGACATACTTGGTCCATAATTTCTTTCACCGCTATAATTATATAATTTTGAATAATAACTATTTGGGTCAAGATATACTATATAATTATCATCTGTATATGTTACTGTTGGACAATTCGTGTTTGGGTCATGAATAGTTTCATCCGAATTCGTACAGTAGATTGAATTTTTATTTTCGTCATTATTACAAAAATTATTACATGATACTAAAACATTTTTGCAGTTATATACACAATCACTGTATTTAGACGAATCACCACTATCTAAAAATTTATTACATAATCGCGTACAATCAAAAAAACATTTTTTACCATTTGCATATTTTAAATGATCGTCTGAATTGTCAAAATGTATACTAAAATCTTCTTCATACACATGATGGTTATTATAATCAGTATTATGAGGATTTACTGTAGAATATTGATTATTATTATAGACTGCGCTATATTCGGAGTTTGCATCCATATGATATGCATTGACATCAATATTACTAAAATTTTTATTAGAATTCATGATAAAATATTCACGAATATCATTCAATTCATTTGTTTCAATCGTTCTATTAAAAAATAATAGTGCATATAAATTTATATCCAAATTTTTATTTTTATTTACGGTTATTTTATCGTCATTGAAATAACATTTTCGTATAGAAGTCGATAATACACTAACTCCATCATGTAAAATATTAATGTTACTTTGATCAAATATAATTGCTAATAGACCTTTGTTATATATAATAATTTCCTTAGATTCTATATTATCGCCATCACAAATTAAGTGTAAACAATTATTTTTTAGTTTTAATTCAAATGCATATTTATCATTTCCAGGAATACTTAATAAATAATTGTCATCATCTTCATTTGAAGAATTTCCTTTATTAAGTGTCATTAAAATAGTAAAATTATCTTGACTCAATTTATTCGACGAAAATCCAGTTAATTTATAATCTTTTATATTAATATATCCTTTGTCATATTCAACTTTTGGGATTGATGACCAAAAGAGGTCGTTGCCAGTTCCACTTAAATCATGCCAAGTTTCAGTATTACTTTCATAATGATAACCATCTACGTAACATATTATTTTTTTGTTGTATATAAAATTTTCGGCATCAATAAGTGTTCTATATAAACATACATCAGTAAAATAATAATAATCATATGTTAATTTATCACTATAATTTAAGTAAAGGTTAATTTTATTTTGAATGTTAGGCCCGCTTATAAAATCATAACGAATTAAGAACCAAACTGTTTGATTATTATCTGTATATATTTTTTGAAGAATTTTATAATTTAGTTGTGTATTATATGATGTATTATCTTCATTGGTCATCTTAATTTTAATAAGATTTTGAAAATTAATACTACTAATATCTTCAACTGTTTTATTATTTTTATTTGACACACTCATCCAGAAAAAGAATATATATTTACTATTTTTTTCACTATCACATGTAATTTGATAAAACGTTAGTTCATTTGATTTATCTTGTTCTAAAACATATGATGATTTTCCGGGATTTGATTTAGTGACTATTTTATTTATTCCACTTTTATTTATTTGATTTGTAATGTCTTTACTATTTTCAAAATTTCCATTTTTAATTAGATTTTCATATGTCTCTTTTCTTGATGCAAAATGTTCTATACTACATTCATTACATTCTTTAGAATCATCTTTATTGATTCCTTTATTATCTAATTCTCTTAAAGATTCATAATCATTTGGAATTACTGAGTAAGACGGTATAAATAAATAAACTCCTAATAATATTAATAAAATTGATAATATAATAAGAATAGTTATAAATACATATTTATTAAACATATCTAATTATATATAAGATATATTTTTTTAATTAAAAAAAATTATAATAAAGGATATATTTCGGAAAATGAAATAATTGTAGGTGAACTATAATCACTATTTACACGTGTTATATATGTAACTTCATAATTATTTGTATTTACGAGTTGAACACTATTTATATTATTAAATTTAAGTTTGCTTTTCATTAATTTACTTGCACCATTTTTAAAATTCATTGTTGTAGAAGGATTTTCCATCAATTTAGTATCTCCAAATTCATATGTAACATCAGTATTTTTAAATTTGAAAAAGAATAACATTGTTGCTTTTGGAACGAAAAAAGATTGTAATTCATTTATATTTTTATCTTCCTCAAATGGAACAACTGATAAAGTTTTTGGTATCTGTTCACCGTCAATGCATTCTAATATTAAAGGTTGACTCATATAACTAATTATTTCGTTTGTTTTAGAAGCGGGACTATTAAAAACACGTTGTATTCCAAATTGAATTTTTCCAAAATATTTTTCTCTAATAATATTCATTACGTCTTTATTAATTGTCCAATCTTCTATAGATACGAAATTACTTGGAAATTTATAGTTATTAATAATAATATTATAAGCTTTTACGTCATATATTGGAGGAGGTTGGTCGACTAAAATATCATTTGATTGAACTATTCTACATAAATCAGATGAAGCTATACCATCAGAATTTACTTTATATATTGCATATTTATATACTAAATCATTATCAATAAATATAGACATTACACCATTAAAAGTATTAGGGTCATTAAGTGGTTTATCAGTAACAGGTTCATTTTCTAATTTACTATTAAAAACTATACTTAAACTCATTGAGTTTACGTTTTGTGCTCGCGCGGTTAAATTAGTTGTACTTGCAAATATAACATTATAAGTTGCATCGTCAAGTATAATTGTGCCTAATTCACTTTCATCATTGGCGTCTGAATCAACTGATAATTTATTTAATTCTATATTCATCGTATTTGAAATAACTTTATTTGAATCGCATTTACTATTAATTGTTGTCCAATTTCCATTTAAAATATATTTAATATAATCGGATGAAGGGCTATTATTAATGTTTTCATCTATAAAATTTTCTTTAATTTTTTTATTTAAAAAATTTTCTTTATATTCATTTTTTAAGTTTATATATTTTTCTAAATTATTTTCTAATAAATTCATTTTTCTAAGTCGCAATAATCCAAAAAATAATAATAATGAAAAAATAATTATTAAGAATGGATATATAAGTTTATTTTCATTAGACATATTATATAATATAATTATAATATATATAAAAAAAATAATAAAAAGTTTATATATAAAATTATTATAAAAAAATTTTATATATTTCAATATGTAAATGTGTAAATGTGTAAATGTGTAAATGTGTAAATTAATAAAATATAAATAATTATGCTTTTTTAGAGGCTTTCATAAATCTATCTTTTAAATCATCTTTTAAATTATTAAAATTACTCAATGTTAATCCAATTATTAACCACCTTCCACTTGGATTTGGTTTAGAACTCAACCTTACTTTATGAGAACCATTATGTAATCCAGCATTATCGGGTGATGGTAATAAATATAATTTATTATAAGCACGAATGTTTGCTGTTAATGCTATAAAAGGATATTTATCACTATCTACTTTATTTAGTATAACTGGATTTTCAAATATCATTTTTTGATTTTCACCCCCTTTATATAATGATAAACTGGTTGAACCATCATTATTACATTGGACATATTTCTCTTTCACTCTATACATAGGATGAGTGTTTAATGTAAAAGAGCATGAATTACTGACTGAATGTTGAAGTTGCCATATGGCTGGTGATAATAATGGATTTACGTACGCGTCTTTATAATTGGATAATGCATTTCTTATATCTTCTGTACATGTTTCAACTACTTCAGATAAAACACTTCCATCATGATTTTCTTCATAACAATTAATAAATGATTTCATACGTTCATCCTTTGTACTTTTAACATTTTTAGCAATTAAATCTCTATATTTTTTTAATAAATATCTATTAATAATTGTATTTATCATATCATACTGTAGTGTTAAACTATTTTGACCTTTTTGAACACCACTGAATTCATAATTTAATGTTTGTACATTACCTACATTTTCAACATATGTAATAATACATGAATTACATTTACTATCTGAAAAATATTTTAAATGTTCACATAAGGCATATGTGTTTCCATTCATTTTTGACAATTCTAATGAAGGCATAAAATTCATATAATCATATACATGTGATATTTTTTTACATTGTTCAAATCCATCTACTTGTGCAATTGTACATATACCAGAATTATTAGGTCCATCCGTACAAAATCCACCTTCACCTCTTGTTCCGCATGCATTATACGGGGAATTATCATAACCTACATTTGCTAAACCATGTGCATTATCAATGCATGGTTGATATTTATCGGGGTTTTCGCAAAAATTTTCTTCATATACAAAATTACTATCTGGTATTGTTCCAGATGCTGTTGCAAAGGGGTCATTCATTTTAATATAATTTGTTGAATATTCATAATTTTTAAAATCCTTTGAAGAATTTGAAAAAGGCTGAAAGAAAGTAAATTCTACTGGTTGTGCAATACCCTCTGAATATAAACGGATTGTATTAGTTGATTTATCAAGTTGTCCTGTTAATTTATTTTCTTCAAATATAATACTCTTATTTATATATGTTTTACATATTATTTTATTTACGGTGAATCCAGTTCTATTATTATTTAATCGTGCTATTCCTAAAAATAAATTATCAGAACATCCATTTTCATCTCGACCTATTATATTTAAATAATCAAAACTATAATTTGACATAGATATTATTATATCATCGTTCTTTTGAATGAATTGTGCATTTATAGATTGATCTTCATTGCGCCATATTCCATCCCAATCATTTGTATATACTGGTTTAGGATTTATATTAACTCCATTAAAACGATGTCTTCTCGTTGTAAATGGATCACTATCAACAGTATTTTGAAAATAAACTGATAATGAACGCTGTGAATTATCAAAACTTTCTAATACATTGTATGATTTAAAATATCCATATATTAAATATATTATACATATTATAATTATTATTATTAATATATTTGTTATATATGATGGTTTTATAATTAATTTTGACATATATCTTATATATAATATGTATATAAAATATTTTATTTACTTATTTTATTTATTTTTATATAATTAATTTTAATAATTTAGATATAAATTATATCCAACTGGTTCATTTTTACTTGAATCATTATGTTCAACTCCTGGAATATTACAACTTTCATTCATAGTATTTTTTAAATTATCGCTAAAAGTTTTATAATGTTTATTATCTTCTGATGAAGTATAATCATTTTCGTAATAATTATTTGATAAATTATCATCGTAATGTTTACTGTTATGTTCTTCATAAAATAAATCATTATTATCATGACCTGAGCTATGTTCTTCATGACTATTTTCGTAGTCTTCTTCATGGGAGTGTTCATTATTATAATCATGACTATTTTCATAGTCTTCTTCATGCGAGTGTTCATCTTTATAATCATGTCTATTTTCATAGTCTTCTTCGTGGGAATAATTATATCTATTTTCATGGTGATTATTACGTTCATTATAATGACTTTCTCCATCGGAATGACGTCTATCATTATAATGACCTTCTCTTTTAGAATGATGTCTATCATTATAACGACCTTCTCCATTAGAATGATGTCTATCATTATAACGACCTTCTCCATTAGAATGATGACTATCATTATAACGACCTTCACCATCGGAATGACCATAGTCATTATAATGACCTTCACCATTAGAATGACCATAGTCATTATAACGACCATCACCATTAGAATGACCATAGTTATTATAACGACCTTTACCATTGGAATGACTACGATTATTATAATAATTATTATTTTCATCAGACCTATAATCACCCGATTTATATTCAGACCAAGGATTGTTTACCATAACTGGGCATGGTGAATTTGAATTTTTTTGACATCCATAATTATTTCTTACCTGATTAAGAGATTGTGGCATTTTTCTAATAATATTTGTAATACTATTATTAATTAAATCACTGTTATTAAACATATCAATATCATTATTAAATGTTTTATTATTATTATTATTATTATTATTATTATTTCTACTTCCATTTCCACTTCCATTATTTTTTTTATTATTTTCAACACTATTTTTAGAGTTATAATTTATATTTACATTTAATAAAGTTGAATCTGTTAATAATATTTTATTAATATCTGGTTTTTCATATTCATTATTACTTGTTGCTTCTCCTTTTGCTTTTTTAACTACTGCATTTTGTATAATTTGACTTAATCCTTTACCTATAACTAAAGGTGCAATATTTTTACTTGAAGAATTTTTAATATCATCTTTTTTATTATTTTTTCCAGATGATTCTTTACTTGAAGAATTTAGTACAATATTTGAATAAACACTTGATGAATTTTCATTTTCTTCTGAATTTTCGTTTAAAAATGCTTTTATTGATGACAATGTATTACTTGAAGAACTTTGATTAAGAGATGATGAATTTAAAAAATCATTTTTTGTTGAACTATTATTTAATACACTACTTGAAGCTCTACCTGATGATACGGCACTTGAAGCTCTACCTGATGATACGGCACTTGAAGCTCTACCTGATGATACGGCGCTTGAAGCTCTACCTGATGACGCTGCACTTGAAGCTCTACCTGATGATACGGCACTTGAAGCTCTACCTGATGATACGGCACTTGAAGCTCTACCTGATGATACGGCGCTTGAAGCTCTACCTGATGACGCTGCACTTGAAGCTCTACCTGAT